CGCGCACCCACAGAGAGGGGATTGCGAATACAACAGAAAAACTGGTCTCCGTAAACATGACGGAGACGAATAAAGCCTACCTACAGAAACTTGTAAACAGAAAAAGTAACTTTTTTTACTTTTGTTGCAACTCGTACGATTTCAGCAGTTTAACTACAAACCTTCCCCTCGACTTTTCGTTGCACAACCGATCAAAGAAGGCCCAATCGTCGAGCGACAGACAGATGGATCTGCTTTGCTGGACTCGACCTTTGCCCCCACCCTTCTTGCGGCCTGCGCCCTTGCGCTTACCACCCTTCGGCTTGCGGTAAAGACGCAGCCAGGAAGCAAATCCGCCTGCTTGGTATGGTGCTCCATATTCTGCGCCATCCACCATTTTTACCATGCGCCAAAAACATTTTCCGTCCGGGTTGACTTCGCCGGGGACGGCCTTTCCATCTACCTCTAGCGTGAATAGCTCCTTGAGGCGAATGCGGTTTTCACGCCGCAACATGATGCGGAAAAACTTTCTGTCTAACGGGGACGGCCCCGTGGTTGCGTAGCAAGTTGATCCGCGTCGGTATTGTAGCGAGTTCATACCGTCAATTTATCAACCAACCAAAAATTTGCATCTAGTCAAAACGCTTATTGATTAAAGTAAACAAGCGAATCGCAAAGATCGTCTATGCGACGACTTACAGATTCTAGACCGTAATCACTTATGAATCATTCAGCGCCTTCCTAAAATAGAAAACGTCTTTCCCGTAGTATTGAACCTTGGGCTTGTAGAGCTTGAAACCGCACCCAATAAGGCTATTGGCAGAGGCTAGGTTCCAATCCATGACGTAGGTCACAACGGCAGAGAATCCGAGGCGTCGAGCTAGGTTGATGCGGGCCTTGATGAGCTTCTTCTGAATGCCTTGGCCTCTCTCGCTTTTAATGACTCCACTCCTGACCATGTATGCCATGCCCTTGTGACAGTCCATGATTGCGGGTCTCATCCCAGCAAAGGCAATCGGCTTGCCTTCGTCGTTGCGGACAAGCCACCACCAAGCGTCCGTTAGCTCAACCTTGGGAGACCCTGCAAAGATCGCCTTGTCTAAACGCAAGACTTCCTTTTCCACCTTCACGGGAAGGAGGGAGGGGGAAGCCTCGCGGATGATGATCACAGGATGCGAAAGTGAGGCACAGGGTAGAGGCGAGTTCCGACATCAATCAGGAATGATTTCTCCTCTGCGAATCCGTTTTTGACTGCGGCTCGCAAGAGTCTTCTGGTGTGGCTTGATGATCGGTTGGTTCCTCGGCTATTTTATCCGATGTCTTAAATCCTGTGGGAACCTCGTCGGCTACTCGCTTGCCGGCGCTGGAAAGGATGGCAAGCCAATCGTTTGGTGTTTTTACAGGGGCAGTCGCCATTGTTCGTTGTGGTTGCGTTGGGTGATGTGCAGGGATGATTGATTTAGTTCTTCGCAGTATTCCCCCCATAAGAAGGCTTGCGTCCACGCTAGGGTGGCTCGGCGGGTATTTGCGTAGTCCATGCCGCCTCTCTGGGTAAGGGTGCCGATGTTGTAACCCGTCCCCCCTGTCATGGTGCGTGACGATTGGATGGAGACCTTATGGGTGTGGCCGAACGCTACCTTGGTTCGCTTGCCGTTGCAGTAGGTCTCCGCCATGTCGCGGCTTGCCATCTCATTGAAGATGCTCCCGTGCGTGAACCCGATGTCGGCAATATCTACCATCTGGAAAATGCCATCGTAGGGAACGAGTCGGGCTTTGAGCTTTTGACAAGTCTGCTCCATAGCCTCCACGATTTTGTGGGAAGCGTACGCGACGGGGGCGGATGGCGAGGAACGGAGCTTGAAGGCGCGGACTTCATGGTTTCCGCAAAGCACGATTTGAGGGCGCAACTCGCGGAGGTGCTGGAGGCCCGTGTCAATGTCAGGGATTAGCGGCTCGGCCTCGGAGACTCCCTTGGCGCCACTCATGAGGGAAGTCAGGTCAACGAAATCACCCAGGTGCAGGGTCGTCGTTGGCTTGAATCGCTCCTTGAAGGTCAGGACGGCATTCCATGCTTCTTTATCGACGTAACGAGCATGACTGCAGGAAACGGCCATCAACCGCTTCCACTTGTGCGTGATGTTCGCCATCTAGTCGTTGCTTTGTTTGTGGCGGTGACGGGGGGGGTGGGAGTCTGTAAGGTCTTTAATCATGGCAGCGGCTTCGTGTAGGCCGACTTCATCGGTTGCCATGAGTTCGGAGACGGCGCGGATTGCTTTGAGGCGCTTGCGGAGATGGTGAAAGTACGAAACGAGGTCGAGGATTTCGTCTTCAAGCTGATCGGCGTACCACTCGGCGCCGGCAGACCAGAATGCCGTCTTGTGTTCGGCTTGCCCCGAGTGGTACTTGGCGATTCCCTTTTGGGATGCGTCACCCCAGATGTCTTCTGCGTCTCGTTCTGGTGTCATTTTAGAAGTAGTAGTAGTCCTCGTCCTCGGTTGACTCGCGGGGGCGGCTTTTTGGCTTGAGGGTCTTCACTGCCTTGCGGATGGCATCACGATTCGCGATTGCGGTAGCTCCGACGACACGGGGTTCAGCGCCGGCGTCTATTGCCTCTAGGATCTCGGCTAGGCAGTTGGATGCGGTCTCGTTGTTCATACGATTGGCTTGCCGGTCTTTACCCGTTCGCGCATTTGAGCAAGCGTGAGGCCGGTGCGGTATTCGACATGGGGTTCATCGACGAACTTCCACGACCCGCCCCACTCCAGTTGCGGGAACTTGGCGACGACCTTCCCGATGTGATCGTAGAAGGGGGAGTCTTCCAGATACTTGCCGTTGACGAAGAGACCCAAGTCTATTGCGAGGCCGAAATTGTGTCGGCTTTCGCCACCTCTGGCCTTTGTAACGATCTTCCCTGGCTTCGTGCGTCCTTGAGCGTACAGGGCATCCTGCTCTGCATAGGTACGGGTTCCGCAGATGACGACACAATCGACTCCCTTCTCTTGGAAGTATTTCTTGGCCTCAAGAACGAAAGCCTCCATCACCGGCTTCACCTTGGGGAGTAAGGTGTCCAAGTTCTTCTGGGAGCGAGCGTCGATCATTTGGAGACTCCCTTCACCTTTTCCCATGACCTAAAGCCTCCCAATCCGAGGAGGCCGAACAACACGGTATTCAGCGCATCGTGATCGAGGGCGACGACCGGCGCCGGCTGCTTGGTGTAGAGCGTGTACGCAAATGAGAAAAAGGGTTGAATCACGAACTGCCATGCAAAGGCCGTGGCGCATACCCACCCCACGCAGGGGCGCCACCCAGAGACAAAGATGTTGGAACTTGCCGCCTCGACTTGGTTGATCTCGGTCTGCGCTTTGGCGGAATTGGCCTCAATCTCTAGCAGCTTCATTTGAAGCTCTGCCTGTAGCTTCGCTTGTGCATCCCGGTCTGGGATGAACTTGTTCACGATGCCTCCTATCGTCGTGACCATTTGGGGAATATCCCAAGTCATAAAAGTCTATTTATCGGTGTTAAGCCGGTGTTCGATTGCAATGATCTTCTCCCCTAACATCTCTATCTTTTGGGCCTTCTGCCCTGCAAAGAACAGACTCCCGAAAATCTGGACGACCAAAATGCCAATAACAGTTTGGATCAGGCGATGATTCCGATCAGCAACCAAGGCCCGCTCCTCAAGGACGGTCTCTATACGCTCAAGTTTAAGGCGTAAAACTGCTACATCATCTGCGCTCATTTAACATCGTCTACCTGACTGATGTTAAATAGGCAAGAGAAACCGCAATATAAATGATCGCACCCGTGATGCTATCGTCCTTGTAGCCCTTCTTCAGAAGCTCGGTTCTGACCTCGTTATAGCCGATTTGGGTCAACACTACCCCAGGATACTTTTCCTTTGAGAGCTTGAGCACCCGGCGCCTTGCGACAGGGTAGCACTTGACCAGTAGCCAGAGGTCGCGGAGGAGTTTCATTATGCGGAAGCGAGTTGCTGGACGAGGGCCTTAATCTGCTCCTGCGCGTCGGGAGGAAGTGTTGCAGCTAGGTCGAAGAGTGGCGCGGCCTCCTGCTTCACCCTCTCCAGTTCTTGCTGGGTGTAGGAGTCGAGTATCTCGTGGCACCTTGCCGTGATGTAGGCTTCGGGCGTGATCTGCTCGGCACCTTCGACGGCGTTAGCGCGAGAGACGATGGCGTTGAGGCCGTTCAGCTTGGAGGGGTCGAGATTAAGCGTCATGGTCTTCGGAGGGTTCGGGTTGCTTGATCGCGGCGGCGAGGACTTCGATGGCCTGTTGGATGGCGATGTAGCCAGCACGAGAGATTGCGTTGATGTTGCGAGGCTCCAACGCTTCGGAGATCAGTTGCAGGGCTTGTGCGGGTGTCATGGAATCGGGTATGGGTGATAGGGAATAGGTGATCGGGATTAAGTGAGTGTCAGGGAAGCAGAACGGGTCGTGCCGTCTGATCCGCGATAGCGGATGGTCAGTGAGGTGTTGCTAGTCGCCTCGAATGCGAGGTCTCCATTGGTCGCCAGCGTCACCGATGAATCGGGAAGCAGGATCGGATTGGTGAGCTTGAGAAGATTCCCCGATGCCCCAGTTCCATTGCCCGTGGCAGTCAGCGTGAAGATTCCAGCCGTGGTCGAGGTGATGTCGAGTCTGCGTCCGTTGCTGGCATCGGTGAACGTGCCCCAGAGACGGAAGGTCTGGGCATTCGTTCCATTTCGCAGGGCGACTACCCCAGTACCATCACATAAAATGCGAGCATGAAATGCTGTTCCAGAGTTGTTAGATGCGGCAAAATTAAATCCAAGATTTGTGTCTGCATTTGCCGTAATGCCAAGCGAATTAACAATACCTCTGACCGTGCCGTTATGCGTAAGAGCAAGGTGTGCGGATGAAGTCCACCCAATCCCGCTAGATGGCAATCCAGCAGCGTTAATGTTGTAAGCCCCTGTTTTGGTGATAGAAGCTACGGAAGTTCCGTTGCGCTGAAAATCAGCAACAAGACTAGCCGCATTACTCGCCGTGTCGGTGATGTTGAGCAGGATGCCCCTTGCGATGCCCGTCGTGTTCCAAGTTCCCGACAAGTCGAGAAGAGGTGTCGTGTTCGTGCCCGTGACGCTGTAGCTTGCAGTCAAGGCCGAGGTGTTTGCAGGGGCGGTGATCGTCTGGCCATCGGTGAAGGTATTAGCACCGAGAGTCGCACCACCTCCACCACCAGATCCGACCAGATCGAGCTTGCCCGTGATAGGGTTGAAAGCAAATGCCATGACTAGCTCTTGGTGACGCTGACGAGATCGCTGCCGCTATAGGCAAGCGTGAGTGTCGCAACCGTAGTGCCGCCACTCCCGCCCGACTTGTAGACTACCCCCGTCAGGTTCCCCGATGTGTAGGAGAGGCTGATGAAATCATTCGGCGGGATCGCCATGCCTGCAATCGAGGCAGACGATGCCTTGATCAGCGCCGTGTCTGCTGCCTGGGTCGTGAGCAGGGCGTTGGTCGTGTCCTGCTTGTTCTCAATATCCGAGAGGTCGGCAGTCAAGTTAGCTTCCGTGTCCACAAGCAACCTTCCCGTGGTAGCGTCCACCAGTAAAGGCGCGGCAGGGCCTGTCTGCTCAACGGCAGGGAGGGCATCGCCGCTAGTCCAGCGGACGGCAGGACGGGTCAGGTGCGGATTCAGGAAGTCGGACATGGACTACTTCTTTTTCTCGACGACAGGAGCTTCCTCGACGGCAGGAGCTTCAACGGGTTTCTCGTTCTCGGAGAAGGTTTCGAGCGTGAGCTTGTCGGAAGTCTGGGGATGAGTTTCGAGTGAGGGCATGATCGTGGAGGTTGGGGTTAGTTGAGAATGTCGGGCCAAGTGGCTTTTATTTCGGGGAGCGTGTTGGGGAGGGGTAGCTTGGTGACATCACGAAGTGCCTGCTTCTCGACGGCAATAGCTGAAGCGGCAACGGAGTCCTCAACCTCGATAGCCTTCATGTAGTCCACGTCTAGCTTCGCAAGTAGCGGAGTCCTTGCGGCGCGGAACTTGTCGAGGTGGATACCCTTGCAAGCGGAAATGTCGGCAACCGCTTCACCGTCTGCGTAGACAAACCCGTCGAAGTAATCGTCATCTACGCCATCAAGCGAATCGACGATTGCATATTCAACGCCAGCAGGAACGTCTTTGATGGCATCCTGCACATCACCAGTAGGGATGATGACGGCGAGCTTGTTGTATTGTTGTGGGTATATAATGAATGGCATAAAGCTTATTAGTTTGCAAACGCAACAAGCGTAATAAAGTCGGATGCTTGGGCTGGCACACCACCCGTTGTCGCAAGTGTAGAACGAACCCCCGTCGAGGAAGCTGTCAAAAATGTTATTTCTGGGATTCCATTAGCAACTCCACTTGTGAAAGAATTAGACATTGAAATAACAGGTGCGTAGTTAGTGTCAGCAAAAATGCCTACAGGATAATTAACTGTAAAAGTATTACTAGCAGTTCGTGTAACAGAAGTGACATTAAACGAACTTCTAATTGAGTATGGTGAAGTGTTCCCATCAAAGTTTACCCATGCCTTTGCGGTTGTGCGGCAGTTCGTGATCGGGTTGCCTTGGGCGTTGATTACGCCCCCTGCGTTAATGACTAAACGATCTGCTCCTCCTTCTTTAATCGTTATTCCGTTTACCGAGTTTCTAAAAATCCCGTAGTTGAATGAAGCATTAGCATCAAAAAAGATTCCAGAGTCAGGCCCGCCAGTAAAATAATTTCCGTTTGCAAGGATCGGCCCATTCACATGAAGTTTTGCGCTAGGCGAACTCGTCCCGATGCCGACATTTCCTGCAAAGGTGGAGTTTCCAGAACCCGTGACGTTGCCTGTGACATTGCCCGTAACGGCTCCCGTTACAGGGCCAATAAACGAAGTTGCCGTCAGATTGCCAGAGGCATCCCAGACAGGCCCACCCGTGGAGAGCTTCCCCGGAATGATGCCACCCGCAAGCATGGTGTTGGTAATCGCGCCAGCGGCGATGCCGCCAGCAGACTGCGAGACCCAAGCAGGGGTCGCGCCGGCAGATGCGGCTTGAAGCACAAAGGGAGCCGATCCTGATGCGGTTGCTGTGCCAGGGAGGTTGTTTGCTGTCGCCTCCTGCACAAGGAGGGTCAGCTTGTCCAATGCCTTCTCTTGGGCAGAGGCTGGGAAGCGGTCTCCTGTGGTGTACGAGGTGAGTTGCGTCTTGGAGGTCGAGCGAGTGATGATGACCGTGGAGGTCGCAGGGATGGCAGAAGTCGTGACGATATTACCCGTAGATCCTGCACCTCCCGTGACCGTGTACCCCGTGCCATTGACCAGAGTCGTAGGCACCCCTCCCGTGTTGACCACTACAGAGAGGTCAGTAGCGTCAAAGAACGGAAAGGAGACGGGATATGCCGCAGAAGTAGAGGCATTTCCAGCGTAGGTTACTTGAGAAAACGTTGTCGAAACGGACATTGCCGCTACTACTAACTAAAGTTAGTGCGCTCGGCAAGAGGAATGTTAGTCGCCGGTAACTGCTTTCTTTGCGTTCTTACTAACTCCGAAGGCATCGGTAGCGAGATGGGACAGGGAAGCCACCGCCGCAATGCTCTCGTTGAACAAGCCCCCCACGCTCAAGATCCCGTCGATATCCTTAAAGGTCATCTCCCAATCGGCGTCTCCCTCCGCATATTTGGGGATGTGCTTCATGGCCCGGATGAACCCGCCAAAGTTAATCAGGGAGCCTGTCTGGTGGTACTGGTTCACGGCATCATAGAATCCCGTGCTGATGGCGTCACCAAGGACGGGGATGCCCCTGACTTGAATGGAGTCAACCATCGTGGAGGCCAGCATCCGCTTCAGCCCCCAATGCTTCTCGTCAAACCACTCGTCATCGTCGTCGTCCCTCGCGTCACTCCATGCGTTGCGGATGACATTGCCAAGGAGGGAGTTGAGGACAACCAAGGAAACCAATGTCCTGCCGATCCGTGCAGGGTCTTGGACATTGATGGCATAAGCGGCAAGCCCTAGGTTCTTGCGCGACTCGGAGGCAAAGGCCCAGAAGTTGCGGATAAGCCCCGTGGAGGTGTTTTCAATGACCGACCTTGCGCCCATGCGGGTAGGTTGAGCGAGCTTGTCCACGGCCCTTTCTGCGACACCCTTGGCGTATGCTTCAGGGGAGGGGATACCCATCTGCTTCGCCTGCTTGAGGTGGTAGTCGTAGGTGATGGCATAGGTGCCTGCGGTGAAGAGAGCATCGGCCCCGGAAATGAGGCGACCTAGCTTCTCGACGGCAGACTTCACGACATTCGGGCGATCCGACTTCAGCCCCTCGACCGCCTGCCTGACAATGGGGGGCATCTCGTTCAGTCGGCGCTGGATGTAGTCAGACTCAAATGCCGCCTTCCACCCCAGATTGCCAGAGAGGAGCTTGCTCATGCGGAGGATGTAGGCGCCGGTAGGCATCTCTGCGAGTGCCGCCCCTAGCTGCGTGGACTGAATGATGATGGTGCCGATCCTGCCGACAAGGGCGACCCGTGCCGCCCTGCCTCCAGCTTCCGAAATGTCCTTGGATAGTCCAAGCTGCGCCTCTGCGCTACGGACTCCACCCTGCGAGAAGAGGTCTGTCCAGGTGTTGAGGACTGCTTTGGCTTCCTTGCCACCCTTGGCCTCGATAGCATTCTGGACATCGCGGTTGCGGAGGATGCCGTTGGCCTCTGCCATGAAGGGGGCGTAAGCCTTCCAATGCTCCATCTGCTTCGTATGGGCAATGTAGGTCTGGAGGGCGTCTTGGAACTTCGGCTCGGCAATCGCCTGCCCACGGGTACGGAGCGCGCCGGGAGAGGTTCCCCTTGCCGCCATGACGCCTCCCGTTACAGGGTCGATAGCAGTTCCAGCGGGGGCATTCACGGGGGCAACCGTGACAGGGGAGTAGTTCGCTATCTTGGGGAGATTGATCCCGTTGAGCGCCTTGTAGACTTTATTAATTGAGTCGTATTCGGTGTCGTACTTCTTGAGGAGGAAGTCGCGGAGCGCCTTCGCCTCCTTGGAGAGATTGGCTTCCAGAAGGTCAACAAACTCCTGCGTGTAGTTCCATGCGGAGATGGGCTTCCCTCCATCGTCGAGCTTGCCGATCATGTGCCGCTTCCCATCCTCCTGCATCCAGAGCATCGTCGCGGCGACTGCCTCCATCTCGGAGAACTCCAGATTGCTCCAGCGTGTCCCCTCAAACGGCTTGAGAGACTTCTGCGCCATCTTCCAGCGGAGTTGTTCCCCCTTGAGCTTGTCCTTGCCGGCAAGCCCCGCAAAGAACTTGGAAATCTCGTCCATCTTGGACTGCGTGGCGTCTTCCTTCTGGGAGTTGGCGTTGCGCTCACCATTGGCTAGGCGAGTCGCAATATCGGATTTTTCACCAAAGAGGACAGAGACGAACTGATCCCATCCGATAAGGTTGAAGTAACCCTTCTTGAACTTGCCCTTCCAGCCATTCTCCTTCTTGTCGGCCTCCTGACGCTCGGCTAGGACACCCTCCTTGCCGGTTGCGGCGATGGCTTCCATGCGGTCGGCTTCCCGTTGCTCCTTCTCCTGCGTCTTCTTGAGAATGAAGTTGTAGTAACCCTTGGCCCAAGTCTCCTTGAGCGTAGCGATGGCATGGGCCTTGGCGTTGGAATCCTTGTTCCTCCACCCCCCGACTAGACCGATCAAGTCGGCCTCGCGGATCAGGCGAGCCTCATCCGATGGGGATAGATCCTCGGAATCAATGCGTGAATCAATCGCGGCAAGGTGGGCATTGATCTCCTCTGCACTCCACCTCTGGGCTTCCTTGACCTTGGCAAAGAGGTCTTGGATGTCGGCGCCGATGCCCTTGGGCTTTTCACCTGGCTTGTCCTTCTTGGGCTTCGCCCTCTCAAAGATCCTGTAAAGCTCCTCGTCGTACTCGTTGGAGAGGTACTTCTCCAACTGCTCGTCGATCATGCGGACGCGATCACGGAAGAAGTTGGCGAGGAAGGTGTCACCAGTTCCCCCGCGGGCAAGGACGCCGAACCCTCCGACCTTGCCGCGAACCTCTGCCGGCAACTGGCGGAGGATGACCTCTAGCTCGGCAATGCCTTGGATGAGCTTCGCCCTGCGGATCTTCTCTGGGGCAGTGCCTCCCTCCTTGAGTGCGTCGAGGATGTCCTTATTCTCTGCGAGGACTGCCTTAAAACGCTCTTTAGCCCTTTCGTAGAGTGCCATGCGCCCTTCGGCAAACTGCGTGGTATCTGCGACTGCTTTGTTGACACGATCAATCTGCGCCTGGGATTGGATGGAGAAGCGGATGTCCTCGTTAGTCTGGTCAAACCTCTTGGACAACGGGATAAGTTCCCCATTGTCATCGTAGGTGAAGGGATCTGATAGCTTGATGTTTGAAGGGTCGAATACGGCGTAATGCGTAGATACTTCAGTAAGGTTGGGGGCATCATCTAGGTTGCGGATAACTACCCCGTCATAACCCTTGGCTTTTGCATCCTTGAGTGCTGCCGTAATGCTGCCGTCAAACTCCTCAAACTGCTTGGCTTGGCTTAATTCAGCGGGGGTCATTCCCTCTGCGTCCATCTCTAAGAACTTGCCTTTGAGGTAGACGTTATAGACAGACGCATTCTCTCGGCGCTTCCTTGTTGCATCTGCCCCCATCTCGCCCACGGACATTTCTTCCGCTTGCTGTATAAACTTATCGTAAGCGTCCCAATCCCCCTTTGCTTCGGCTTGATCTGCCTTACGCATAAGTTCCTTAATTGGCCCCTCTTCTGCGGCAAAGACGGCGTACGCCCTGGGTGTCCTCTCTCCATCACTGAAGAAGAATGCCCCCTTTGCGCTATTTGCGTCCGTGGCATACCCTCCGAACTCGTGGCTGAACTTGTTAAATCTAACGGAAGATCCGTGTGCGGCCTTTACCTCGTACCCTCCAACTTTAGCTACCGCATCGGCCAACCGTTGCCCTGCATCAAGGTCATTGCTTTTCTCTGCGGAACTTTGCGCTTCATCCACCTCCCGAATCGAAAACCTTATGTCGTTGCTCTCGGAGTTGAACCTCTGCGAAAGCGGGATGACGTTGCCTGCCTCGTTACGGGTGATTGGGTCTGCGGATTTGATTTGGTGAGGCTTCCAGACGACAACGGACGCTCCTTTTACTCTAACTGTCCCATCGGATTGAGGAAATCCACCCTCATCTAAAGCAAGGGCATCGTAGGAAAGCCCCTCTTCTTGAATCCAGTCCACTAGGTCACGGCCATCTGTCCAGTCTGGCAACCCACGGTCTCCTATTGGTGTGCCATTGCTTCCCCACTCTTCGCCAGACTTGCCCAAAAACTCTTTTTCAAAACGCTTGCGATCTTTTGGCTTGCGAGTGTCAAAGACATTATCGGCCTTTAAGAATACCTTCTTGGTTTCTGGTGTTCCGTCTGGTGTGCCAGTAACACGAATACTGCTTGCGGTGCTGGATTGGTAAATGTCGGCATCTGCTTTTTCGCCTGCAAAATAGGTTGGTTGCTCACGGAAAACATCAAATCCCCCTGTAGGCGTCCCATGATAAACAGGCCCAACCTCATACCCCGCCTCCTTTGCGGCCTCATCAACTAGCCTCTGCTGCTCTGCCTCGTCGCCTGCCTTGACTGCCGCATCGTATGCCTCGTCACGGGCGCGGATGGAGAAGGAGGTGTCGCCATCCACGGGGACATCCTCGACGCTGACGGGTTGCCCATTCTTCTCGGTGATCTGAATGTGCTTGCCGTCAAAGATGACAAAGTTGTGGGTGCCTTGGTTGTTCCTCGCGGCCTCTGATGCTTCGTCTGCCGTTTGGAACGGCCCAACGCTTTTTTCAGTACCATCCTGCAACTGGATCAAAGCATGATAACCATCGGATTGCTTTATCGGGATAATGTTTTTCCAACGACTTCCCTGATCCAGATAGCGGATGCCTTTGATGCCGAGGGATGCCATTGCCTCTGATGCTTGGGCTATGTCGTTTTTCCCTTCCCTTTCACCAAAAGAGCCTGCAACAAGTTGGTAAATGGTTGCTCCCTGTGCGGTTGCTTCCTTTAGGTAGCTATCGGCAATTTCTGTTGCCGTGCGATCTTTGATAATCGACTCCAACGCTTTCCTCACCTCCTCACTCTGCTCACTCAAAGGCTTATCCCAATCCAGAAGTTCGTGATCCTCTGCGTCAAGTTCAACGGTGTAGAGGTTGCCTTCGTCTCTCAAAGATAATTCTATTGTATTCTCAAGAGCATCAATGACTTGGATGTAATCGGAATCAGGGAAGTATTTATTGCCTCCGTCCTTTTCAAATTTCCGTGCGTTGTTGAGCTTTCCTAGCAAGGTTTCTTTGGTTTTGTAACCAGATGCAAAGTATTCGCTTGCATGGCCCCATATTAGATTTCCTGTTTTTGTGCGGTTTTCCATTGCGGAAACGCCATCCAAAATCAATGTGCCATTGGTAAGTCTTTCTTTGTAGTTTTGGGCAACATTGCGGTTTTGTGCAAAATAAAGCCCCCATCCGTAGACTTGTGCCCCTTCGCCTGTGCCGATCTTCTCCGTAGAGAATCGGTCAACTTCATGCGGGGTTCCGTGGTAGGCGCGGATAGCAAAGCTAGTCGGCCCGACGATCTTGGTGTCTCCAACCGTGCGGACATCTGCTCCTGCTTCGGGAGTGGCGCGGGAGTCTTGGAAGAGGTCTAGTTGCTGTCCACCACCCTGTTCTCCCTCAATCCTGTTGACCTCACGCTCAATCATGGTGGCGTCACTTAAGCCGATCTTCTCGGATAGGTAACGTTCAAACTCGGCATCAATCTTGCCCTCCGCAAATGCTTGATCTAGCAGCTTGGCTCGACGCATAAACTCCACAAACTCGGTGTAGAGTTTCTTGAGGAACGCCACAAAAGAGGAGGGGAGATTGGTCTGGTCAATCTTGTTACGGGCGAAGTCCTGGGCAATCTGTGCCATGCTCTCTCTGACCTCGGCATCGGTTCCAAACTTGTATCCTGCAACGCCGGCGGCGGCGGTCTGACTGACCCATTCACGAGCCTGCTCCTTGGTGATGCGGCCCTCGGCAATATCAATGTCAAAGATGTTGTGAACGATCTCCTCAAAGGCGTCCTGCGCGGTTGATCCCTCATTCAGCTTCACGAAAGCCTTATACTGCCCTTCGGCATAGGGTGTCACCCATGACTCTCCCAGAATACGGAGCTTGGACAACTCGGCAGGGTCGTTGCCGTGAGCTTCGATGGATGCCTTGATGGACTCGACGAGCTTCTTGTCACCCTTGGCCTCGGCATCCTTGAGCAACTGCTCCGGGGTGACTTCGCCACCGAACTGCGCTTCAAAGTTCGGGAGCTTGTCCTTCCTCCAATCGGAGTCCAGAAGGTCGGCAACGACATTGGCCTGACTCTTGATCTCGGCTTCGCCTCGGTCTGCAATGATGGTGACTGCCTCATCCTCGCTTGCGACACGGGCGACCTCCTTGCCGGCAGGGTCACGCACGATCCATTCGCTTGTGCCGTCTGCCTTGGTATTCACCTCAACGGTGTCGCCGGCCTTCTGCGACCTAGCCTCGGCAATGGAGGCGGCAAGTTGCTCCTTCCCTGCGGCGATGTCCTGCTCGGTGCGCTTGCTCCATTCCTGCTCAACACGGGTAGCCTTCTCCTCAAGTGAGGATGCCTGATTGATGTAGTCCCTCTGGGCAGGCCCGAATCCAGCCATTGCAAGTTGCTTGTCTGCCAACTGCATTGCCGGGTTCTTGAGGTCACGATACGTCCCGATACCTCCACCAAGGAGGGCGAGGGGAAGCACGGCAAAGAAGGTCTCTGCGCGGCTCCCCACATAATCCTTCATCAGTTCCCCGAAATCCTTGTCAGGCATATCCTCGCGGAGTGCTGCTGCCATCGTCTCGGTGAGGGGTGCAATAAGATCCTGCGCCCCCTCCTGTAAGTTCTGCTCAAGTATCTCGACGCCAACCGTAGTCAGCACCCTGCGGATGCCGTTGTTCTTGATGCCATTCAGTAGACCACCAAAGACGGGGAGCTTTCCGTTGATCGCGCCCAACTGGAGGCGATCCAAGGCGGCATTGCCGGCACCCTCCACAAGCGAAAGCCCCTTGGCAAAGGTGGAATCAATGTCGGGGTTCTCAAGCATGATGCGGTCATACTCTTGCGCCTGGTATGCAAGCATCCCTATTGCGGGGTTGATCGCTACGGGAACCATGATGCCAAGTGAACCAGCAAGCCCGTATGCTCCACGCTCAATCGCAGAGTCTTCAAAGACCGGCCTGATCGGATCAACGCTGCTCTTGGCTGCGTTGCGAAGCTCGCGGATGACGCCGAAGGTCTTAAGATCCTTCTCCGCCTCTGCCTTGAGGGTTGCCACCTCTTCGGGAGTGGCCTCCCGTCCCGTCATGTCAATGTTGATCGCGGAACCTACAACTGCCTGCGAGGGGCGGAATACATCGTTGAGGGTGGGGGTTCCCTCCCTCCTGCGTAGCCAGACCTTGCCCGTGGCGAGTGTGTCGCGCATCTCGCGGAAGGCGTCCTCTTGTAATTGCAAGGTTCCCTGCGGAATGAAGTCAAAACCACGGGAGAAGGACTGACCCATGTTGATCGCAAACTGCTCTATGCCTGCCCTGTCAATGTGACCCGCCTCGGCAGCAAGCCCGATGTAGGAGTAGACTTTCTGCCTTTCCTCCGGGGTGGAGGAGGATAGATGCTCGGCAACTTGGGCGATGCGCTCGTCATCGGCCTTGCCCTGCGTGAAATCCATGAGGGCGGAGAATGTTTCAGCACCCTTGCCTCGGATGCTTTCGATGTCCTTGAGGGTCTGGTTGTAGACCCTGTTAGCCTGTGCGTGGAAGCCGGCATCACCTCCAATCAGGTCTTTGTGCTGCTCCTCCCATTGCTTCACATACTCGGTGGGAAGCCCGACCATTGCGCGGTTCTTGCCCATCCCTGTGTCTTGGAAAGCCTTCAGCACGACATTGCCGTAGAGTTCGTTGAGTGCCGTGTCCTTGCCCTTCTCCTTGACGAAATACTCCGAGAGCATGGAACGATACTCACTCTCTGACTTGGGTGCCGGCTTGTTCAGCTTGACCGCAATCTGCGCCTTGTAGTCCCCGTACTGCGTGGCGTCCAACTCGTCCAGGGGCTTGCCCATGAGTGCGGCAGTTGCCCTCCAGTTCACCGTCATGTCGGTGTAGAGCTTCGGGTCAATCAGGGCATTGGCCTGCGTCTGGATGCCTGCCATCTCCTTTGTCTGGCTTTTTGTGTCGGGGAGAATCTTGGATAAAAGGTCAACTTCCTTCATCCTTTTGCGCTCATTTTCTAGGCGCTGCCTCTTGTTCTCCTCCTCATCCACGGCAATGCGGTCTGCCATCGAAGGTTGTTGAAGGGTCTGGTCAAGGGCGATCCTGTCAGCGAATACGGGTGCCTGCTCCGGGGTGGGGGCGGGGGATGTCAGAAACGCGGAGTCGTCCTGTGGGGCGGCAGGGGAGGAGGAAGTTAGGTCTTCTGGAGGCATGAAAGCCTAACTTACTAACATCATGCTAGATAAAGGCAATCCGAAAAGGGGGTTGACGCCACCCTGTTAGCGGGGCGATATTGGAACCATGAAGACGACGATACTCATTGCGATGCTTCTCGTTGGGAATGCGGTGGCGGAACCTATCTTCACGCCAGAAGACATCCGTAGAAACATTGCGGAGTTTAAAGAGGGTTGTGATCGTTTTAATGCTGGCCCTAAAATGTCGGATACGATTCGTTCAAACGATGAGGCGGCTGCCCCTATGAAGGTGGATTACTCCCTCATCACTCTGCCCGATGGCAAGACCGCCTCGGTGCTGACCTTCAAGTAGGTTATCCCTTACTGCCGTCCTCGGTGTATTTCTCCACCTTGGCGACCCGTACCCCGTCAAGGGGTTGATTGCCGTCTGGTGAGTAGATGTCCACGCGACCCTTGAGGCGCTTGCTGGTGCGGTCATCGAACCGCTTCACCATCTTCTCTCCATTGGATAGGGTCACTACGACCTTATCGCCAATCTTTGCCCCTGTTGATTTCTCTAGGTCGGGGGAAAGGGCAACGCTTTCACCTGGGGTCAGTTGGTTATCTGCGGCTCCGATCCCACGGGCAGAATTGGAATCATAGTCCTTCTCTCCCGGCTTTTCGTATCCGTACTTGGTGATCTTGCCGGCGGGGGAAACTGGTTCGTCCTTCTTCCTGCTCTTGAGGAAATCAAACCATCCTTTCTGATTGCCGATCTCTCCTGCGGCCTGCTTTGCGCGACCGGCGGCAGTAGCCTCTTCAATCACCTTGTCGGCCTCTGCGCGGGTCTTTGCCCCGGAGTTGCGAAGCTGAAGCTCCACATCCTCCATCTGCTTCATGGCGTCGATGTTTGCCTTGGCCTTCTTTCCAGAGGAATCATCCTTTACCTCCTTGTCGGAGTAGAACTTGCCAAAGACACCACCATCACGGGCAACGGAAAGCCTCTGCGTACCGTACTGGATCAGTTCGGTCTCTGGCTTGAGCTTGCCGCCATTGGAAGCCATCTCGTTAATCTTGGAATCAAGCGCCTTGTTGACGGCATCTCGGAAGCTGGAGGGGACACTATCATTGATCGTTTTGCGAAGCTCCATAGCTTCTGTGACGGGATCATCTGATGACGGGTATGATTTCACGGAAAGCATGGCAGACTTTGATGATGCTTCGCCGGCCTTGGTATCAAGCCACCTATCCGCAACAGCTTCCTTTAATGACTCCTTGAATCGCGGGTTTTTGATTTTTGAGAACCTTGGGTCTTTCTCTATATCTACAACCGACTGGATCTCCCCGTTTGAAACAGAAGATGAAATGCTGTTGAAGTTCTGCTCCTGTTGAATCTTGGAGACGTTCTCGGCGTGTTGGATAAGTTTAGGAAGTTGATCCTTGGAGATGTTTGACATTCCTGGGATCTGCTCATCCTTGGCATACACATCAGACAACTTCGCGGCCCAATCATCAGGACGTAGATCAATCATGGAATTGAGTTTCCCAAGCTGTTCCGAGGTGTTCAGTTTACTTAACGAGGTCTCGTATTGCTGTGGGGAAAGCGACTGGCGCATCTCCTCTAGTGATTTTTTGGCATCTTCAAACTTGCCGGCTTCCACAAGCAAGTTGATATGCGTTTGTTGCTTCACCATGTCTCCCGCAATTCTTGCTTGGAATGCATCCTGCCCAATCTTGACCTGATCCTTGGATGTCAGATTTAGGTAGTCGGCGTATCTTTTTTGCTGAACCGATACAGGGAGTGCCTGCCATGCGGGATCGACGTTCTTGGCTCGGAAGTTGGCGTAAGATGATGCCCATGTTTCGGGGCGCGATCTGTCGAGTGATTCCTCAAGTTGCGATTTCTGTGAATCGTAGTTGGTAGAGAACTCGGCCCATGTCGCATTGTCGTTTAGCTCCTGCTGCTTGTCGGCTAGGGTCTTGGCCCCTTTGTAGACAGCATCAGCGCCCTTGTAGATGGAATTGGCAATGGCCCCGGCATTTGCTGGGTTCTGCATTGCGGCATCATACCCACGGGCAACTACCGCCCTTGCGCCGCCAAGTTCCACATTTGGCAAGTTGACGTTGTTGACTTGCGGAGCCGACATTGAGGAAAGGTCGGGAGCGTTGGGGATATCTTCTAGTCTGATAACAGCCATATGGTTAGCGAGTTGCTTTAGCGGTGCTTGGTTTCATCATGCCCATGCCATCGGAAAGAAGGCTTGTGGCAACATCAAGGTAGCCGCTGATCTGGGCGTTGTTGGCTGCGGTCATGGCGTTGTTATAGGCGGCATTTGCCATTGCCCCACCTTCCCAATCCGCCATCTGCATTCCGTATTGGTACTGCTTCGCCATCTCTGCCTGCACCTGACTCTGGTAGGTTTCCATCTTACCTTTCCAATCGGTATCCAAGGCGGAGAGGTTCGTCTTGTAAGCTGAATCCATCCGCGCAAGTTGCGCCATGCCTGCATTGTGGGCCTCGACCATGAGAGGGCTTCCCGTGTCGGCGGCAATCCCGCTTGCTCCGTATTGGGCCTCTACAGCACTCGCAACCATCTCCTCCTGCTGGTATGATCGGTTAATCTGCTCAAACCCCTGTACCTCCTGCGAACGGGCGTACTGGTGAAGAACCTTGGCATTGTTGGCGGATTGCTGACTCTGCGCCATTGCCACCTTGTAGTTGAGTTCGTTCTGGTATCTGGAAATCTGCGCTTGTGCCTGGGCGCTTGCTCGTTTTAGGCGAGCATTGGATCTTGCGGCATTGGTCTCGGCATCAACGCCAAAGATGCCGGCCCCCGCCTTTAGGCCACCAGTAATGCCAGCAATTATACCGAAGGCAGACATGACGCCTCCTTTGGTTGCTTGTGCAAGCTGATGATGTTAATAAGCTCCATTTAAGAGTGATTTCGTATGCGAATTAAAGAGAAAAAGCAAGTAAGTTAGTTCTGCGTGGCCTCGCTCACCTCAAAGTTGACCACTAGGGCGGCAACCGTGAATGGAACGGGTTGGGTCTGCCTGACATAGAGATCCACCCCATCGGCCCAATTTGATGAAGCGTAAGCCCTCTCGTATCCATTCAGCACGGGGGGAGAGGAATCCATGTTGTCGGTCAAGACTCTGCTCACCAGAGGGAACCAATTCACGCCATCGGTGGAGAGTTCCCCGCCTGTGGACTGATAGACCTTGAGGTTGATGCGCGGAATCCTCATGCGCCGGCCTTGGCTTGTGCCGTCCTGTAAATTGGTATCGACTCGCTGCGGAACCAAGGTCGAGGTGAAGGGGAGTCCGACCAGCACCCGTGAGGCAGGGATCTGTAAGGTGATCTGCCCCCCTACTACGGTAGGCTGCGAGACGATCAGAGACCCCACGGCGTTGTCTGCCCAGACGGAGACTGCCTTGCCCTCTAGGTGAGAGAGGCCGGTGATGGTTGCGGTGGGTGTGCCGAATGTCCGAAGTACCCCGGAGTCCACATACCACCAGTTGCTCTTATCTGCGGTGTCCAGCGCATCACGCAATCCGAGCTTGAGCCTTTCCACATAACGGACTGCTGCCCCGTTGATCGTGCGCCTCACCAGTAGCCAGACTTCATCCTCGGCATTGGTGCCATTGATCGTGGCGACACTCTCCACCACTCCATCGGTGATGTGACGGGCAAATCCGACGACTTGCTGTTCACGCTCATAGGTCATCGAAACCAACTGACCATCTCCTCTCACGAACCAGAGGATCGCGTCAGGCACTCTCTGGTAGGCATTCTCAACGATGCCTGTCCGGGTCGTATGCTCGGCAAGGGCGGTGATGTCATTGGATACCCAAGACTCACTTGACCAGGTGTAGATGAGTTCCCTGATCTTGCGGTTCATCCGCTGGATGTAGAGAACCGTGTCGTTGATGATCTGCGCCCCAAGGGGTGATGACCCGTAGTGTGACTGCTGGCGCACGTTGACATTGGTCGGGGTGATTGGGCGGGTCTGGTCACTCGCCTGCATACTCCACTCATCAAGGGTCGTGCCGATCAGGAGGGCGCTCTTGGAAACAAGCCATTGGATCTGACCTCCCGTGGTGGAGGCCAAGGTGAAGAACCATGAGTCGGCGTCATAGGCACCCTGTCTGAAGTTCTGGAAGTCGTTGGAGTAGCTGCCCCAAAGCGAGGAGGGATTGCTCCCTGTGCCGGCATAGATGATGCGACTATCGTGCAAGGCGACTGCGGCAGGGTAGCCTTGGACTGCGGAGAAAGCTCCCTCGCGCCATTGCGAGGTGGCGCCGGTGCCTCCAAGTGGTTTTAGAACCCGTGCCGTGACCGAGGTGCTGCTGGTAAATCCCGTGATCCTGACCAACCCCCGGAGGGTCGGGTCAAGAGGGGTGAGCATGACACGGGGTGCCGTGCTTCCCGACACAAATCCGCTGACCTTGAGTTGGAATTGGGTTTCAACAGTCTCCTCTCCGCTGGAGGTGGCGTTGTAGTCGCCATTGCTCTTGTAGGTGCGGATGGTCTTGAATGTTGTTCCTCCATCGGTGGACGCTTGCAAGTCCACTTGGGCATTCCATGTGCCGAAGGTCTGGAGGCTCCACTTACCCAAGACGGTAATTCTTCCGCTAGTGGCATTTGCGGAAGTGATGTCCTGACTGATGAAGGTGACGGGGTTGGGGTGTGCTAGTTCAAAGTAGCTCCCGACATGACCGGCTAGGAAGGTTCCCGTGGATGCGGTCAGGGTGATTGCCGTTCCCGTAGTCGCAGAAGGCGTGAGCGTCGTCGTCGTGACGTTCTGATCGAGCATCGGCGCCCAATTATTCTTGATGGAGGCGTCTCCAAAAGGAACCTCACCAATCTGCCAAGAAGTATCTGACAGACGGCGGAGACGCTGCGGCGGGTAGGAGGGATGGGAAAGATAGACAAGGTTGTTGATCTGGACGACTTGGACGGCCCGGAGGTCTGCCTCTTGGTAAGGGTGAACGGGCGTCAGGCCGGTTAAGGCATTGAGGTAATCGACTTGGACTGCCTCGACGGGGGTTCCGCTATTGGTAATGAGCGCCCCGTTCTTCCAAAAGCGGATGTAGCCCACACCCAACTCCATGACGATGTGGTTGGTGTCGGAGATGTCGAGACCGATCAGGCGCGACCTCGTTGCCGATGTCTTTGCCGATCCAAGGTACTCTGTCCCTGCGCGACGATTCGCCGGCCCGTAGGGGGTGATGACGAAGTTCTCCAGTACCTTGCAGGAGTTGCGGTATTTTTCGAGATTCGTCCGCGCCTCTAGGTACGGGCTGAACTCACCCGCATTAAATGACGAGATCAGTTGTGAAATCATCAGTAGATGCCGTTGTAGCGTGACTGAACGAGGTCGGAGTTAAGCCACATTGGTTTGCGGCGGGGATAGGAGTCCTGTGCGTCGATCCTCCGGGCTTCCCCAAGCATCTGCTTGAAGTCACCTTCCAACCGCTGCTTGATGTCCATAGACCCTCCGAGGGGTTTGGCGAGCTTCGCGGCAATGGCAAGCGCCAGTAGCTCCACGAACATCGGGTCAAAGAGGTTCGGGTCAACGGCAGATTTGACGTAGGTGATGGAGGCGCTGCTTTCGTCGGTCATCAGTTTGTCACCAATGATGTCAAAGTTGCAGTAAGGCTCATTGGCTTGAAAAGCGTTGAGCGTCAGAATCCGGGCAAAATCAGAGGGAAGCTGGTAGGAGTAATCCCAATCAAAGGGGGGAGGCGTGGAAAGTTGGGCAAGTTGGGTCATGCCCACGGCCCAATTCCAATCGTGCATCCGCAGTAAAGAGGCAAGCGTTGTCGAGTAGTGCAGCTTGCAGAACCGAGCTTCAATGCTCGGATCGTCCAACGACATAATCATCTGATCTCCGATTTTCGAGAGGGCAAGATTGCAGATGGTCGTGGAATCCATAGTTTTTCGAGTTGTAAAAGAAAGGGGTGGGACGCCTCGCTGGACGCCCCACCCCCGACTTGTGATTACTTACTTGGTGGTGTCGGCCAGGATGCTCACGACGCCGTTCTCAAGGAGACGGGTCGCACCGAGAACCGCTGTGGAGCGGATCTGGAGGGCATGGGACTGGGTGGGCAGAACGTCCATGTAGGACTTCTTGCCGCCATCCACGACGACCGCCGCATTCTTGTGGTAGGCCACGCAAGTGCGGACGTTCGAGGCGAGTCCAAGCTGCTCGGAGCGAACAACCTTGAACCCAAGGAACTGATCGACATCGCCGTCCACAAGGGCGCGGACGCTGTTGAACAGATTGCTGGTCACTTCGGTCGTGCCGAGAAGATCGCTGATCTCCTTGGCGCTCACGATGAGAACGCGATCCTCTGCGGGGGCTTCGTTCGCATCAAGGATGCGCTTGGCCTCGCGGAGCTTGCCGATGGTGAGACCGCTGTTGGTAGCGGTTCCGCCGGCAGGGACGTAGTTCACAGCAACCGTCTGTCCTGCGGGGAGGGCAACGGTGGTTGTGGTGTTGTTCAGACCAAAACCAGCGGAGGTGTTGGCTGTGTTGGTGATCGTCGCGGATGCGGTGAGGGCATCGATGAGGATCTTGTCAACCAGACGCCCGTAAGCTGCGGCCTGCGACTGCATGCACTCCGAGGTGGGCAGGACAACGCTTCCGAGGAAGAGGTTGTCGAACTCGCTGAAGCGATTGGCGATGTCGTAGGGAGTCGGATACGCCCAACGGGTCGGCAGATCGCTGTTGGCGGTCGGCGTCGAAGCGTTCCGGGTCGTGACCTGGGACATGGAGGTGAGTCCATACTGGTTGAAGCGGACGGCGGCACCAGAGGCGCTGACGAACTTGGTCTTCTCCTTGAGGCGGGACTCCATCTGCTGAAGGAGGTGCTGCCAGTTGGTCTCGTACTGGATAACGTAGTGATCGGGGATCTGAAGCATAATGTTAGTGTGTTAGGGGTTGTGTAGGATACTGACTAAACCGAACAAGAGGTTGTCCCTTACGGGATCACTTAACTTCGGGGATGACCAACCTACACAGATCCACGCCTAGCAATCGCTAGAGGGGTTGCCTCTCGGTTTGTCTATTTCAAGCAACTAACATCACTCACCTAACCCGTCAACGATAATTCGCACAAAAAGATTGCGGTTTCTGAAATAATTTGTAGAGTCTAACCGCAGTCCAATGTTCCAAGGCGGGCGAGCGAGACTCCAAATCTTGCTGGCTTGGTTCGATTCCAAGGGGCTGTGCCAATATCTCGTGGGGATCTTCGGTGAACCACTGCTCTGATCGAAAGGTTGGACGCGATAAATCGGGGGCGGCAATGAGGGGGATTCTTGATCGGGCGTGACCCAATGGGTAACTGGTCTTGAATCTAGCGACCTGATCCTCCTCCGACCATTTTTGTCGGATGATCTAAAGGGGGCAAGATCCCTCCCAATAGAGGGTATGGGGGTTCAAATCCCCCTCCGACTTACACATTTGCCGTCTGCCAATCTTTAACAACTCTGTTAGCTATTAAAGATACCGATGCGTTTCTTTAACAAGTAAGGTTTCCTTTAGCGGAAATTAAGGCCGGTAACGGTAGCTATAGCTGACATCCCAATCGGGTGTTATGCGGTGAATAATCGGGCTATTCTCCGCAAAAGCAAAACCCCCACCAGTTTCCCGGTGAGGGCTTCTTGCGTCCAACCAAGCTAAAGATCAGAACGGAATGTCGTCTTCTTCGTGTTGCTTCTGGTAGCCGTTGGCCTTGGCCTTGTTATGAGCCACCAGAGCAGGGGATGGAGGATAGTCGTCACGCCTTGGGGAATTGGCATAGCTGCCTCCTGCCGGCTTGTCGGTGATGGAGATGGTCAGCATCTCCTTGCCCGACTTGGACATCTTCTCCCATGCGGCGATCTGGTACTCGACGCCTCCAAGGGTCATCTTGCCCGACCACTTGGGGGCTTTCGGGTTCTCGCTTCCCTTGAGGAAGAGGACGCCCTTGCGCTCGTTGTCGTATTGATTATCCATTTTTCAAGAGGTCAGAGACCAGATCAGCGGTTGTCTTGTCCCCGGAGGCATACTTGCCATGCAGGGGGTTGGAAGGATTGGTCATGATGTCCATCGCACGGGCCTTGCCTGCCATCATGGTTCCTGCTGTGTCCGAGTTGACGATCTTGTCATCACTCATCATCCGGGCGAGTCGGTTGAAGGCGAGGACGACCGAAGGGTCAGAGAACCCCTTGGAGTTGACATCGACGCCGGCGACTTGTGCGGCTCGACGGGCAACGCTCAACTCGACATCGTACTTGTCTCCCCACGCTTCAGCCAGGGTCTTGCGACCGGCTTCCATCTCGGCTTTCTGCTGGGAGGCTGCGGCTTCGGCCTTCTGCGACTCAAAGGCGGCATAGCGCCCCATGAGTGCGTCCATCTGCTTCGGGGTGATTCCGTTCTGATGGGCAAGGGCATTAAACTCCTTGGCAACGGAGTCGTCCCACTCGTAGCCGGCGGGGAGATCCTTGGGGCGGAGTTGGTACGCTTCGGGTGAGTCTGGCACACCGAGCTTCTTCAAGAATGCGGCTTTCTCTTCGGGAGTAGCCTTGTCGTCAGGGATCAGGATGGCATCGGCCTTCTTGCCGAGCATCTTCTGCTGCGAAACAAGGGTCTTGAGCGCCCCGTCGATGTCCTTGAACTGACCGAGGATCTGCTTGTGTTCGGATAGTTCCTTCGGAAGGCGGTCAAGCCAACCTTCGGAAAACTCTCCCTTGTCATTGACCCAAGGCGAGTTGGAGGCCGGCGCCTCTGGTGCAGGGGTCGAGAGGAGGTTATCCCCAATGGGCGAGGGGGTGCTAGGGGGCGGGGTGTTAGCCTGCTGACTCAAGAGGGCGTTTCCGTCCACGGGGTCTGCGGCAATGGCGTCAGATGTGATCATTTAGTCGATTTGATGGGTTGTTGGGTATTCGGTCGGGATGCGTTCGGAATATCGTGCGATGAACTCCTCGCGGGAGTGCGTCTTCTTGAACCAGAGGATGTAGTCGGGGGTCAGGTCTCCCATGAGGGGTGACTGCTCTGGTTCGGGGAGGTTGTTAGTCTCGCTTGGTGTCGGGTTTTTTTGTGGTCTCGCCATTGTTGTGTTTGGTTGCGACGGCCTTCATGTGGAGGAGAACGCTCCTCTGACCATCGCGGATAGCTGCGTGAATGGGGTCGTATGCCCTGCCGTCTTGGGGAAGGAAGGCCGGCACATTGATGCCAAAGGCTTTCTCTAGGTCGGAGATGACCAGCTTGCCGGGGTCGGTCTCAAAATACCCGTAGGCTGTGGCAATGCGTTGGATCTCTAGGTCTCTGTCAGTAAGTGTCGGCATGGTCGGAATGGGTTGGGTGTCGTTACATCATGGAAGCCATCTGGGACTGAACGCCTTGCACCATTGCGGAATCTCCCTTGATGCCTCCCACCTTGGCGGCAACTTCGGCGGCGTGTTGCTGGGCCTGCATCTCCTGCATTTGTTGCTGGGCCTGCACCCTCTGCTGACGCATCTGGGCGACTTGTTCCTGGGGTCGGAGGTATTCGCTATCCATGCCAGAGGCCAAGGCGCTTTCCCTGACCATCTTATCCGTGTCGAAGTTGTCGAAGATGCTTGGGTCTTGGGTCACAGAGGCAAGTGCCGCTGCCCTCTGGACGGTCGCATCGGTCGCGCCCTGCTCCATGTTCTTCACGGCAAGGGCGATCCTGCTGTTGAAGTTGACCTTCGGTTCGGGGATGAAGAGTTCCCCCGTCGGCCCTTGTTGGATGAGAGCTTCCGGGGGTGGGGGGAATGCACCGTTCCTTGCCAAGATGCCGTAAACCCTCTGGAGGAGAGGGGTCAGGAGTTCGGTCGTGAGACGGGAAAAGGTAGGAGAGAACTGCGCCAGACGCTCGGCATTCCGGGCATTGACCTCCGTTGCGGTCATGCGATTCGGTGCCGCTGACTCCTCGGCGCTAAACATTTGGAAGAGGGGAACGCTGAAGGCTTCCTTAATGTCGTTCTGCTTCTGCGCCACTCGCTCAAGGCCGATGTCATAGCGACCCTGCGTAGCCCATTCGATAGGACGGGCATTGGGATCTGCGGCGTTGAAGTAGGTCACTCCGCCGGCTCGGAGGTCGATGGAAGACTCCTGCGAATCGGGAGCGAGGATGCGTGGGAAGGCTGCAAGTTCTGCCAAGGCATCCATTTGTTTCTGGAGGAAGTTGAGTTGACGAAGGTCAGGCATGGCGACCCAGGAGGGCGACCACCCGTAGGCGCTCTTCTGCCATTTCAGATACCTCGTCGCCATGAAGGGCAACTCGTCGTAGCCCGACTCGCGGAGAACGTGCTTGCTCTTCTCCTCGACGTAGCAGGAGGCAATGGGCTTGTTCGGCCCGTCATACTTTCCCTTGTTCCTTGCGCCCTCTTCACGGGGATAGACGCCGTGGATCACGTTCCACTTCTCGTCCATGCCCTTGCCGTTGGCATCGTTGTAGCACTTGCGAACGGCATCGGAGACGTTATCAATCCCGAACTGCTGAACCAACTGGCGGGTCGTCATCTCCAGCCGGCGGAACATGGTGTCCACATAGCCCTCGTAGTTCTCGGAGATGCAGAAGGTGCCGACATCGACGTTGGTGAAGGTGATGGGCAGCTTCTCTCCCGGCTCCACGAAGAGGACGGCGGAACCAAAGCATCCACGATCCAGATAGAGTTCATGGATCGCCTGGTGGAAGTTGCTCCTTGCAAGAGTCTCCATGACGATCTCCGTCACCTCGGCAAAGTATTCCTGCACACCGTCCCCATCCTCGATCTCGCTAGGAGCATCAAAGGAACACCAACGGGAATCCGCCGGCGTGATATAGCTCATGCACCCTGCGGCAAGGACTTGGTTGGCGCGGACTCCCGTGGAATCGTAGAGGCGGGCCTCGCGTTCGCTGTTGGGGGTGATGGTCGTGCAGAGGATGTACGACTTGCGGGGCATCACAAGCTCCGCAATCTGCTGCCACATACTCATCCAATAGTTGCGGTCAGATTCCAGCTTTGACCAACGGGAGACGATCCCGGCGGCAAGCTCACTCTTGCTGTTCTCCTTTTTAGGAACAGTCAACTCGGCAACAACATCGGATGTCTTCGCCATGCGTGATTAGGAACCAAGCAAGGAACCGCTGCCCGTGGCGCTGTTGGAGGACTCGGCTTTCCCGTCCTTGAGGAGGGAAGCCTTGAATCCGAAGCGACCGGCGTTGTTCTGCAAAGCGGACTGCTGCTGTGCCGCTACGTCAGCGGAGGAAGCAGTCGGAGGTGGTGGCGGGGGTGGGGGAGGCGGAGGCGGAGGGGGGATGTTGATCTGCGGAGGGGCAGGAGGAGCAGGCGGGGAACCACCCTTGTTGAGCGCCAAGGTGGGCTTTTTATCAATGTTCTCATTTGGGTAAGGAACACCGCCGGCAATAGCCAATTCGGGCGTGAGAGCCGAAACTAATTCATCGAAAAACGATTCAATCTTGGAAAGCATTAAGCGGAATTAACATCCGCGTACTAACTTGGCAAGAGGAATTATGCAAAGAAACGCTTGGTTCTTTTATGGATTTCTTCCCATGTGTAGAACTTTAGGCGATTGCGCTTCTCAAAACAGACAAAGGGAAGTCGGACATCTGCCGCTTCAAAGGCGAGTCTCATATTGCCGGCATGGAGGTAGACTAACCAGCAATCAGGGTTCTCATGTTTGACCCAGGGATTCACGATGTCGGCATGAGGTGCGTCCCTCCTAACCTTGCGCCCCATGATGAAATACTGATCGGTGGAGTGAACATGACCATTGAGTAGGTGAGCCTCTAGGTCTTCCTTGAATGACCTAGCGCAATGCTCCCGTTGATAGACTGCCGCCGCCTGTTCAGCGGGCGTCATCGTCACTCCCTATCGACCAAATCCCCAATCCATTTGCCCCTGGGCTTGCTGCCCCGGCTCTTGTCCACCTTCTCCCATTGCTCTGACAACATGGAGATAGACTTGCTCTCGGATCGTTTGCCGGCCTTGCGGCCTGATCCCTTGCGCTTGCCGCCATGAGTCTTCTTGGTTGCCATGCACGGCACTCTGCCATTGGGACTCGGAGGTTTCCAGCTTTTGTAGGTTTCGCGCCCGGACGAGACGCTGATTGAGCCTGTGAATGCTGATCTTCATCGGAATGTTTTCTGGTTGGGTTGCCAGAATATGCCGGCCATCTTGAAAAAGGAAACATTTTTTTCAAGTTCCTCGGAAGCCCATGATGACATCCGGGCGACCCATCGGCCTCGGTCTCCTTGCGATTGCTGTTCGGTCAACGACAAGCCCCGCCTTGATCGCCTGATGAGCTAGGGAGAATGAGTCTGAACCGTGGCTAGACCAATCGTGGACAGGGACATTCTTGATAGTGACTCCATCTCGTTCCTCCTTGGAGTGGTAGGCGTCGAGTGAATCAATCCCGTCACGGCACCCTTCCTCGTTGAAGCTGATGCGAGGGAAAGCGTCGAGGGCTAGGTTGATGCCATCCCAGACTGACATTTGCCGTGGTACAGGGACAACATTGGCGAGACCTCCGAGCTTGAGAGCTTCCTGCCAGAGTCCTCCGTTCTCCTGTGCTGCGTCATGCGGGATGAAATGCGCCCCGTAGCGATACTGCTTCTGGGTAAGCCTGCCTGCCCAATCTGCCGGCGTCTTGCAGTCATCTCCTCCTGACAATGCCTCTAGGAAGTTGAGGCGGTCTCCGACCATCTGCCATATCCAGCACCTCTGATTGAGTGGAGCACCTACGTCAAAGGAGGTGTAGACGGGCGCCTCCTTGAACCAAAGGACATCGTTACTGATCCTGCGGTTGTTACGGGCCTCGGCAAGTGACTTGGAGTAGATCGCACCAGGGCGACCCACATCGAAGGAGCATTCATACTCCTGATCGTAAATATGAGCCGGCGTCCCCCGCTTGATGTCAGAGAGTTCCTTGCTGTCCAAGATACCTGACTCGCTTGCCTTGAGTTGCAGGGTGAACCATTCGGGGTTGCCCGTGGCTTCCTTCCAGAGTCTCCAGAAGGCATTGCGACCCTTGGGCGTCCCGATGAAGGTTGCCCATCCTTGGTAGTCGGATAAGCAGGGGCGGATGACGGCATACCATGCCTGGGGATCTATGTCGGCAAACTCGTCAATGATGACTCCATCCAGATAGATGCCTCGGAGACGTTCGTAGGCTTCCCCGGAGTAGAGTCGGATCGTCGCCTTGTTCGGGAGGGTGATCTGAAGGTCGGCCTCGTTGACTTTGACATCAGGGATCTGTGCCGTGAATTGCTTCAGATACCCCCATGCAATGTCTTTAGTCTGGTCACGGGTCGGGGCAAGGTAGGCATAGCGAAGCGCCGGCCCTTCCCTGCGATGGGTCAATGCCCTATGCAGGAGGTCTTGGATGCAGCCAAAGGTCTTGCCGCCCCTTCGATGGACAACGAGACAAGCCCAACGCTCTTCGCGCTCTAGGTAGCCTCGGAACTGATCCCGTGGTTCCAGTTCAACTATGATCTTGGGTCTTGCCACCTATGCGGACGATGATGTCCATTCCTCCATTGAGTTCTACCTTGTCGGGTTCGTTCCATCCCTGGGCTTTAGCGACCATTTCCCCGTACTTGGCGGTAACAGGATGATCGGGTGCTAGTTCGATGTAGCGACTCCAAGCAGTTTTAAGGTACTCCTGACGCGATAGTTCTAGCTTCTCTTCTGCAATGGCGCGTAATTCCTCGACCCTTTGCGAAACATTGGCAGTTTTTGCCCTTCTGCAAGCATGGGCAGGATCAGGATTATAGCCGGCTTGTTTTGCGGCCTTTGCAAGAGGTAGCCCTGTAGCAAGTGCCTTGGCAAACTTCTCCTGTCTTGGTTTGAGAGGCTTACCCATACTTGACAACGGTTCGGTTGTTTTTGCGGAGAAACACGGCGCCGTGAGGTTTCCAGTTTGAAGGTTTCTGAATAGCTTCGATGCCGGCGCTGAACGCCTTGAAGTTGTCGCGTCTTCCATCTCCTTTGCCTTGAGTGCGTGGTTTACTAACTCCCATAATTGCGGTAATTTTACTGATTGGTTTTGTTAGGTGTCAAGGATATTAGTTGCTCCTTCAGCCTCTCGACCTCGGACTGTGATGCGGTTAGTTCGCGTTCAAGTTGTCTAGCGAAGTTTAATTTAACGCAGTCCCTGCGAAGTGCAGAGCCTTCAAGAGCTTCAAAGCGTTCGGCTTCGCATCGTGGTGTGTCGGTTATTGTCATTTGATTTCAGATTTGAGTGAGGCGAGGGTGGCGCACACCTCATTTATCTCCGTCTCCGTTACCCATCCATCTTTTCCAGAATACATCTCGTCCTCATTCCAGCCGCCAGTATCTAGGTACTTACACGCTGTTTCAGCAATCTCAATCGCTCGGTTTAGTAGCTCACGGAGCCTTGCGACCTCGTTGTTTGTTTCCTTAAGTTTAGGCAAATACTCGCCTCGGATCTCGATCCCAATGCGGTTTCTATCCTCGATTGCCCTTTGGACTTCAGCCCTGAGCCTTGCGACCTCGGACTGTGATGCGGCGAGTTCTTGATCTAAGAGATTCCTGTCTTCAATCATGGTGTCCCTAGACATTCTGGTATTCTCCAAGATGTTGTTAAGCCTCTCGACCTCGGCTTGTGCCTTGTTTTGGTTCTCTGATGGAGTCACAGTTGTGGAGGTGGGCGAGTCTATCAGGGAACATTCCGAAAAGCCTGCCGGCATCAAACCCGGTGTTATTTGATGGCATGATCGTCATGCTGCCTGGAGTTGGTTGTTGCGGTTGCGGTACTCTGCCCGGATGGATTCGGGCCAGATTTTGAAGGGGAAGGATTGGGCGCTTGGGTGCACCTCAAGCGATTCGGGGTAGGCTTCCGCCCTCCATGCGAATGCGTCTGCTTCGTCCACCTCTGACTTGGGTGCCGGTTTAGCCTTGGGTGAGTAGGCCGGTGCGTCCTGCCATCGGCGTTCTTCCAACCATGCGTGTGGTGCTGGAACATATTTACCCTGCTCATCCCTCCATTTCTTTGATGATTTAAAGGCCGCCAATGCCCCTAGAACTTCTTTTATGGGCGGGAGTAATAGGCGAGCCGCCGACCATGCGCTTTGAGTGCGATAGCGGTTATCCTTACGATGATCGGGGTACGCCTTCCAGAACTCTTCAAACTCTGCCGACCAATCCCTGACCTTCGCCACTTCATCATCCCTCTTGGGGGTAGGGGGTAATACAGGAGTATGGAGATTGGAAACTGAAGACTGCAATGTTGAAGAATAGTTGGTACTATTTCCCAAGTAACCTTCAACTACCCTTGAGCTACCCTTGGAGTCATTGGTTTTACTCTGTTGAGATGCCCTTTTTTCGGCACTTTTCTTACCACCAGCAGAGCATTTCCTAGCCCAATCCGCTTGCTTATTTGCCTCTTTGAGCAGTCTTTCGTTGGTCAAAAACCCTGGCTTATAAGGGTGAGAAATGAACTTATTGCGAACTACCGTTGAACTACCCTTGAACCACCCTTCACCGAGACGTGAAAGCATAGAAAGCTGCTTGTCATCGTCAGGGATAGAGCAATCACCAGACTCCCAGCATATGCAGAGAAGTCGAATATAGGCGCCCTCTTGCTCCGGGGTCATAAGCATGATGTCCATGCTTGAAAGCCACTCTTTCGGGTAAAACTGGAAAGCGGGGGACTTACTCACCTTTAACCTCCTCAATCAATTTATAGACCCTATCCATTGACTCCCGTGTTTTGCCTTTCAAATACCCCTCCGCTTCTTCAAAAGAAGAAAAGTCAGAAACATCTTTTCCCTGGATTCCCTTAATGAAGCCAATAACAAAATTAAAATCAGACCACTCAAGAGACCTGACTGATTGCATTAAATCATCCTGATCTTTGTGGAATTGGCTATGACAATCCTCACATAAAAGAGCAAAACAATCATCATCGTATTCCCAAGGTTTTCTTCCTTTGAGATAGTAGTTGTGATGAACATGAACAGTCTTGCCTTCTACAAAACATGATTGGCAAGTGAAGTTATGCTTTATCTGGATTTCTGACTTCTTGCGTTGCCATTGTGGATCAAGCAGAAGTTTCTTGTAATCGGACATAATGTTAAAAAGAAACCCCTGCCTCTACGCGGTGAAAAACGCCGGACATGAACGGCACACGCAGAAGCAGGGGATTAAAGTTAAGTTTCATATCTTTTCAGGTTTTCACTCCCGTTTGTTTGAAATTAGTTTAGCGATGTTATATGGTCAAGCGGATATTAAATCGACTCAATAGCCTTCTTGTAATCTTCCACCGTGGTAATGACGTTAGACCCGCAAAGGTCTGACCTCCTCAAAATGTCTAGGAAATGTCCAGCTTCAAGAATGACAAGCCACCTTCTGCCATTGCGCTTGTGGGCAACGACGGGGATCTTGGAGCCGGCGTCACGCTTGGCTTGATCGTGCCAGTTGTAGGGATTGCCTGACTCCACTCGCTTTACTTCAAAGTGGACATCTGGCAACTCTGGGCAAACCACATCCGGGGAGTCGGTGCCACCAGAGAACTGCTGCCCTCGACGGGCCTTGAGGAAGCCGGCCTCCCGTAGTTGGTCGCGCCACTCCCGTTCTCCTCGGCATCCTTTGGCTCTTGAGTTGGTCATTTTTCCATCTCCTGTGCCTGGGCCTCTCGGATTTCCAAGATGCAGTTTTTCAGTAAAAGGGACATCTCGGCCTCTTTCCCGTGGAAGGTTTTAATCGTCTGATACTGGTGATACAGGAGGCCGACACAAAGCTCGATTGCCTCATGCTTGCCTTCAGCGTGACCGTCGGCGTGGGCTATCTTGTACGCCTGTTCCCATCGGTCAAGGTGGTCAATGTGTCCGCTGCCGTCTTTGCCAAGGTAACGGATACCTTCCTGTTTCCACTTGCGGAGGTACAGGGGGTCTTGTGTATTGCTCATGGTTTTATTTGGATCTGGGGTTGTCTGCGCGGGTTAAAGCGGTCTTTTCGGGGTATCCGAGTTCTTCAAGCGCCTCAACGAGAGGGGCGTATGGGCATTCCTCGGTCGTAAACTTGAGGTAGGTATCCAAGTGGGGCCATCTCTCGGAAACCGTGCGGGTGGCAAACCAGTCCCACCACACAATCCGTGCGGCGAATTGCCTGATGGTTTCGGGTAGTGCGTTGAGCATTTCCATCCACTCTTCCGGGCCCCTTGACCTCATGGCTCGGAGCTTGGATTGGTCTTCTGGAGACAGCTTGCTTTGGTGACTTTTTTTGCGGTTCATTTTCCGTGGAGAAGTTGGTTAAGCCTCACGACCTCCGCTTGGAGTTCGTCGTTTTCTTGGATAAGTCCGTCGAGCGCCTCTTGGAGTTCGGATCGGTCGGTGTCGAGGTCTCGGAGGTAATCCGAGAGGCGCCTCAACCTGTTCAAGTCATCCTCTGGGAATGTCGGCGTTGCCGCCGGCCCGAAGTTGATGCGTCCTACTTCCATGTTAAAATCCTCCATGCTGTTGCTGCCACGATTGGAACTTGTCCGTTTCCAATGGCTTTAAGTCTGTCCACCCTACGGGCCACCCCATTAGCCACTCGACCCAGGGCGGGTTCAGTTGCCCACCAATCTGATCGTTGAGGTTCCTGCTGCGATCCGGGTTGTTCCAGCGATCCAGATTCCCTGCTGGTGATCTCCAATCCCTCGACTGCGGAGTTGCGTATTTCACGGCATTCGCTAGTTGATCCATGTGCTTGCGCCCCCCCCCCGCCACGGTTACATGGTGCAGGCTGTTGGCTCCCTTGTGATCCCTTGCCGCTGGAGTGGGCCAAAACCTCGGATTGTTCACCTGATCCACAAGTCGGATCTGGATAGGTTGACCATTCGCTCGTTTGTTGAGTCCCTTCTTTAGCAATCCCGATGTTCCCCCTTGTCCCGTGTCTGGACTGCGCCAGAATCCAGATTCGGTCTCGTTTGTGGGGCGCTCCGCAATGATGCGCTCCCAGCACGCACCATTTTGCATCATACCCCATTTCGGCCAAGTCTCCGAGAACTCGTCCAAGCCCTCTAGAAGTGAGCATTGGTGAGTTTTCCACGAATGCGTATCGGGGTTGTATTTCACCGATAATTCGCGCCATTTCTCCCCAAAGGCCCGACCGTTCTCCTGTAATCCCAGCACCTCGACCAGCAGATGAAATGTCCTGACAGGGGAAGCCGCCCGCGACGACATCGACCTTTCCTCGCCATTCGTTCCCGTTGAAATCTCGGATGTCTCCGAAAATAGGGAAGGGAGGTAGTATTCCGTCGGCTTGTCGCTGCTTGAGGACTGCTTGGCAATAGGGTTCGATTTCAACTGCTGCGACAGTTGTGTGTCCGAGGAGGTGTCCGCCAAGGATGCCTCCACCGGCTCCAGCGAAGAGGTGTAGTTCGCGCATATCATGCGAGGCAAAGCTCCTGGCGGATGAAGTAGGAGGCATGGCGCTTGCCTGCCTTGGAAGAGACCATCGTCTCCTCAATATCGTGACCAGCACGGCGTAGTTCGTGGACACGGGCGGCGAGTCGGAAGCATCCGTACTCGTTGAGGGCATCCAGCGCCGTGAGAGGCTTGCCAGAGAGGAGGTGATCCAGAATAACCTGGGCTTGCGTAGGGTTGCTGTTGCTCACTTGGCACCTCCCTTCGCTTGAACAAGTGCGGTTGTGCCCTCGCCTTCGATGACCTCGACACCGGCGGGGAGATCCCCCGATGTGTAGGCCGACCATGCTTTCACCATCTCGCCGGCCTTGATGCTCACGAACTTGGATGCCTTGGCGTACCCAATCCGTTCGACCACTTCCCTCAAGACTGCCTCGACATCGTTGACAGATGCGACTCCCTTGCGAGTCTGCAACTTCCAACCGGGGACTTCTATGCCGGCCTCTAGCTTTGCCTTCAGCGCCTCCTTGATGCCCCATGACTCAAAGATGCCCTCCAACTTCTTGAGGGCGTCCATGTAGGCTTCGGGCCTCTCAAGCGCATCCGACTCCGTGAAGAGGAGTTTCTCCCTGACAGGAGTGATTGCTTCAGCGGCAGGCAGCGTCCAGATGGGACACTCCTTCCTCTTCGCGCACCAGTTGCAGAACCGGTTCTCCTTCGGGCCTTCCTCCATGCCCTTGATCCTTTCGATCAGGGGGTAGATCAACTCTGCCGCACTCTCACGGGTGAAGCTCGTTGCGAATGCTTCGGAATCGTCGTTGTCAATCGGGACAATGACTGCCTGACACTCATCGGCGTCCTCCTGCTCCATGAGGGCGAGTGAATAAAACGCCATCTGGTGAAGGTAGGTATCGGGTGACTGCACCCCCGACTTCCAATCCAGCAGGACAAGCCCCCCGTCCTGCGTATGCCCCCAGAGGTCAACCGTTCCAAAGCTGATCTGATTGAGGTCGTTGTCGAGAAGTTGCACCTCTTCTTCAATTCCCTGCACCGATGCGATGTAGTTCCGCGCCCTGTCTGCCGCCCTCTTGAGGAGGGGGTCAGAAGGAGTCTCGCGGCGGGTGAAGGCGTCTGCCAACTTCTCGTGAAGTTCGGTTCCACGATTCGCGGCCTTGCCAACAGGCTTACCCGTGAAGTGCAGGCAAGCGTTCTTCTTGTCCAGAGACGAAGGCGAAAGGGTAGGGTGATGCCGGCTCATGCTGCCTCCTCCATTGATGCTCCAACTGCGAAAGCGATCACCTGTGGCCATGACTTCTTGAGGCGGCGAAGGATTGCCGGCTTGATGTCAGCGAGGTATTCCGTTTCGGCAGGGATAGCGTCCTTGCTCTTTAGGAATCCAAGGATCTGCTCCTCTGTCACCTTGTCGGTCTCGGCAAGCTCGTAGACGGCGTCCAAGGGATCTTCCTTCTCAACCTTGGGGGTCTCGACCACTTGAAGCACCTCGCCTTCAATGACCTTCTCCTCAACAGGGGGGAGGGAAGCCTTAACCGCTTGGAACTTGCCGCTGGATACGGGGCGAGAGTCGAAGTCAGAGACCTCTTCAACGAGGTACTGACCCGATAGGCAGGCGGGATACAATGCCCTGACAAGCTCTGCCTGCGCTCTTGCGGAGAGCATAGCTGTGGGATACTGCCGCCATGTGCTTTTGCCGGTCAGTCCTGCGGCTTCCGCCCTCTCCATTGTCCAAGTGACGCGAAGAGTGCCGCCTGATGGGTGAGACCCTTCAATGGTGCATTCGTTGTCGTTTCGCGTGACCCATTGGATCTTTCCTCCTGCGGACTGAAATCGCGCAAGTGCAGCCTGCGACTTCAAGGCAGGCCGGCCTTGGATTACATCCATCTCGGCTGCGACCGATGCCGGGTGACGGCCCTCGCTTTGGGCGACGAGCATGAGAGCGATTGCCTGATCTGGTGTCTTGATTGCAAAGAGACCTGACTTGGCGAGTGCTGACGCCATGCGCTCCATGTCGGAGAACGGGATGACTTCTGCTTGCTTGACCGCAAGGGTCATTTGATTTTGGGTACTCATAGCTTCGGGGTTCTCTAGAAGGTTCTCCGGGCTACTTGAGGTCAGGGGACTGCAATCCCTTGGCCTCTCTGTTTTCGTAGGGTTCGTAGTCGTCACGGGCGGTGATGCGACCTAGGAAGAAGGCAATCAATCCTGATAGGAAAAAGCCTCCAGTTGTGATGTAGTCGGGTGTGTTCATTCGGTATGTTTTCGGTTTGTTTTGTTTGGGTTTGGACTAACGACTAACGACTGCAAAATGTGTTGAACCTCATGTAGGAGGGGCGCTTGTCGGGCGACTGCGCTGCCCACCAAGAGCGAACGTGCTGGAGGAATGCGCGGATCATTTGAAACGCGTGGCAGCAACCGACAAAACGAGCATGGTGAAAAGTGCGCCGGCGCATATGTAGTCGAGCTTGGTCATTTTAGTTCTCATTGACCTCGGTCTCATTTGGGTCAGGCATTAAGACCATCTCCAGAATGGCTCGGACAAATGCCCCAACGCTTCGGTGGGTTCGGGTGGCCTCCGTTTGGAGGGTTTGGTACAATTCTTCGGAAGCCCGAAAGTTGATATTTTTTGGTTTCTGTATCGGCATGAGGTTCAGATTCTTGGGTTCCACTATTCATGACATACATTACAGAGATGGTTTTGTGAAGTTATCGCGCACCCACAGAGAGGGGATTGCGAATACAACAGAAAAACTGGTCTCCGTAAACATGACGGAGACGAATAAAGCCTACCTACAGAAACTTGTAAACAGAAAAAGTAACTTTTTTTACTTTTGTTG